GGATCACGGTTAGTTCCCGTGACCAGTTAGATTCGAACCAGCACCTAGTGTGTATCGTGTCTATGTCGGCGTACCAACTTTCAACTCTTTACAGCACCAGGGTTTAAGCCCCTGTATAATGGTTAATGAAAGTGGTGTTGGAACTATTGTCAGTAGCAGCAATAAGCTACCCCCAGCAGAAGAAAACAACAACAAAATTGTTAACGCAACTATACATAACACCAAGTTTGCGCATGCTCTATTGCAGAGCTTGTCACGTTCGTACAGATTGCTCGGCACTAATAACAACAATTTTAAACACTCACTTGGTCGTGAGTTGGCTCTGTCCCTCAATGAAGAAGAACTCGTCAAACATTATAAATATCATACTTCCCAATTCATCCAGAATTTTGCAATTCCATCAGAACGAGTTAACCCCCCTGAAAACTATAATCCAACTTTGTGGTTTTTTAATCCACATTGTAAATCTTATGTCCAGAGAAGATGTAAGAAGTTTAAATACGCCTTTCAACTTTGGCAAGCGAAAAGAGGAGTAGATTCTCCTCTGCCTGATACGTTGAAAGAAGCAGATTATAGGAAGTTTAAAGAACGCCTTACGCAGGTAGTTCATACTCCCCAAAACATACTTGACGAATTATCATCTATGTCAAGAGAATTCTTTAAAGAATTCAAACAGCCAACTCTTACTTTTCACACAACAACCAAAGCCTGTTTTGAAGGCCCTAGTCATATGAAGTATATACAAGAAAAGTACCAAATTCCAGAGATGCCTCGATATAAAAACTTACATCAATTATGTCACCAAAATTTAGCAAAAAAATATCCAATTCCCCTTGAATTTCAGACTCAAGGAAGATCGAAGCAATTAGACGAACCAATGAAGATCCGGACAATAACAGCGATGTCCCATGAGTGTTTCCTTTTTAAAAGAATACAAGAAGAACTACTTTCATATATTAATAAAAAACTCGATAATTTCTCCTTAACCAAAAATGGCGGAGATATAATAAAGTCAACAAAGTACCTGATAGATCAACCAGGTCTCTTCGTTTCCGGAGATTTTGACGCAGCCACAGATAATTTACATCGAGATGTAGTTCATGCCGTAGTAGATCAAATTCCTACTTATCAATCAATAAAAAATCAATTTTCAA